TTTGTTGATTTAACTTAGAAAGAGCTCCAGAAGTAAACCCAGCTACCGCACCATAGATAGCCCCCTGCTTCGCTATATCTCCAGATTCTTTTGCCGCACCTTCAGCTAGGGATACCCTAGCGTCTTGTTGTGTTTTTTTAAGCTCGCCTCTTTCATCAATAGTTTCTACACCTAATTTAGACTTAGCGACATCCGCCCTAGACTGTACCTCAGCTGATGTACCTAAACGTCTACCGGTTGTTGCGTCTGCAATAGCATTTGATGCAAGTTGAGCAGGTAGAGAAATGTCACTTGCTGTACCCGCATTCATCATGGTAGCTAGACGCGCTTCTCGATCTGCAGCCATAATACCTTGAGCTTCTTTAGTTCGTTCAGTTTCGCTTTTACTAATACTTTCTGTCAGCTGATCTTCAAGCTTTTGTCTTAGCATATCAACCTTTGGGTCGAGTTTTGCCTTTAATTGTTTTTCAGCTTCGGTTTGATCTAAAAATCTACCTGACTTAACTTTTCTTCTTTTTACTGCTCCGCCCATAATTAAAGCTCTTTTCTAAATGTATGTGATACCAGTTTAAAATCAAATTTCTGGGCGGTTCTTTTCCACCCATCTCTACTGGATTCAAATTCTATAGCAACTGCATTTAAAGATTCTGCAAGTTGGTCTAAAAACTCAAACCCTACCTTAACATAATTATACTCTGGTTTTTGATAACTTGCCCAGACAAAAAGAGTTCCTTCTCCGCTAGGGTCTGTGTAAAACTGTGTTATAACAAACCCTATATATTCGTCATCTTTATACAACATATATAAAGTTGACTGTCCCTCTCTTAGAGACAAATAAACGTCAGGTATTATCCAATCAGTGTATGTCTTATCCCTAACCTTCTGTAGATGTGATTCAATTCTTGCAAAAGAATATTTAATCTCACTCTGAGGTATTTGTTCAATTGAAACACCATCAATAGTCGATCTCTGAACCATATCGTTTATACCTTTTACGTGGTGTCAATCCTGCACCGCGATATTTTACAAGCCTTTTTACACCCTGATCACCCGCACGGGCTCTGAGTTCTGCTTGTGAAACTTCTTGATTAAAGAGTCCTAAGTAATCTGCAGCAGCTCTTGGGTCTGTCCAATCTCTAGCTGGGATTCTAAGTAAACGATACAAAGTACCGTAAATAATTCCATCTCTATAATCGTTTGAAAAATCAGTACTAATATTGTTAGAAGTCCTACTTGGTTTAAGTGCAACACTAAGTTGTAAACCATTGGTTACAGTTGACCCAGGTACCGGTACAACCCAAAAGGTATCCGGAGTTTTTTGTAAAAATACTTGAGGAAGTGAAGTTTTATTTCTCCAATCAGGGAAATTAAGTTCTAAACTTCTAGGACTAATTGGATCTAAGTCATCACCATCATAGGTCATCCATAGAATTTTGTGTACATCGGTGCCTGTAGGTTGATCAAACTCATATTCATACACACCACTTATGGTAGTGATAGGGTCTAAATCATATACGTAGGCACTTGATCTTTCACACAATTCTATAGTTGCTGATCTTAGTGTTGACTCAACTAATGTATCTGGACAGTTAGGTACGTAAGGAAGTACCTCTTTTACTAAAGAACTAAAACTAGCCATTATCTAGGTACTCCTGCGGTTACTTCGGGTTTTCTATCTAGGTTTGGATCTAAAATAGCTTCAGCATTTCCACCACCAGATACACTACCTATAAATAATTGGTAATGTGAACCCGCTCTTTGTTGATTACCTGCAAACTCTGCATCTTTCAAGTAAGCTCTATATAGCACAAAATTTAAAATAGCATTCCCATACGTATCTTCAATATCAATGGTGCTTGACACACCAGATAAATCAGTAGGTAACTTAGAATAAATTAATTCTACATATGCACTAGAACCAGACTTTACACCTGGATATACATAAAACTTCTTAGGATCATCAGGATCAAATAAATAATTTTTAACTATAGAACCATGTGCTGATGCACCTGTAACTGTAGGGTCATGCCAATCCGGTTCAATAGAATTTAGTAAATCTTCTTCTACAATCCGTATTGACTTTGCACCTGTAGCATCAGCTGCAGAGCCTGACATATTCCGAGTTACTTTAATAAGACGAAGTCCGCCGGAAGGCAACGTTTGTTCCGTTCCAGCTGCTAACAAGACATTTGCATGTGTAGCAGTTGCTTCGGGTCTAAAGTTTACAATCTCCCTCTGTGCATCATTAATGTAAGTCAATAACTCTGCATCGGTCCAACGAACACCAGAAGAATCTTGTAAAGTGAATCTAGCCCTATCAATTAGGTTGGTGCCCGTAAGTGTTCCCATTATTTACTTTTCTTAGTTGTTGTCTTTTTCTTGACTACTTTTTTAGTTGTAGGTTTTATTTCTTCCTTGACTTCAACCTCTATTTTATTAATAGGTTCGCTTGGTCTTTTTTCTTTGATGGTTTCTACGCGTCTACAACCTTCTTGTAAACAAACCAAACCAAGGTCTTCACCTACTTCTTTTGGCACACCAGCTTGTAGTCTAATACCAGCGCCCCAAGTTGTTGAGATATATTTATCCTCATCTGAAACTATAAACATTTTTTACTCCTATAAAAAAGTTGGGTGGTTCGATATTGAACCACCCAAGGATACATACTTAGTATGCAACATCCAATCTAATGACACCGAAGTCTTCAACGCCACTATTGTAGTCGCTGTTGTACTTAGGTTTCTTAAGACCGAAGATCTTACCAATAGAGATACCATTTTGGTTCCCGTAGTCGAAGGTGTCTTCAACAATTTCAGGAAGTCCGATATCAGCCATAGCAAGGGCTTGTGCTCCACAGAATAAGCAAGCAGAACCGTTAACGTCAGCGTTAGCGCCCCACTTATATCCAGCAGAACCGGCATTTGAAGATGATCCAGAAGTTGCGTTAGCAGTGTTAAACACGTGTCTAAACTCATGAACCATTACTCCGTCAACCATTAAGCTTGAAGAACCTGAGAACAATGATGAATTTGGTCCTCTGATTCCAGCCTGCCTTACGTTAGCAAGGAAGTCTGAGTCAAGTTTAAGGTCAGCCATTACTTGAGGTGATACAAACAAGTGGTATACCTCTTCTCCGCCTGCTCCTCTAACGCCTCTGATGTAGTTATCTTTAGCGTAAGCTTTTAGAGCAACGATACATTCATAAGTGATTGTATCTGTAGATGCAACAGCAGTTATATCTCCAGCTACAAGCTTATTAGTTGCATCCCATCTTCTATGTCTGTTAGAAGTTGGTGCGGTTACATCACTACCAAAAGCAAGGTCTCCAAGGTTCTGTCCTGAATTAAGAACAGATCTTAAAGCACCGCTATTTTTTAGTGTGTAGTTAATACCAGAAAGCGTTAAAAACGCTAATTGGTCAATACGATCAGCCATTGCATACGCAAGAGCGTCTCTTGAGTGCTCACGGAAATTTACAACTGATTTTTGATCAGCTAATCTACCAGATAGTCTATTAGCAAATCTCAATTGATCAAGTTGTATAACGATGTCGTAGGCTCTTAAAGTCTCTTCATTACCTTCGAGAGTGTTGTCCCCAACAATACCGTCACCAGTCATGTCGGCAAGAAGTGTTAAAACAGCTCTTGCTCCCTTTTCTGATTGGGTAAGCTCAGATATTCTCTGAACCATAGCGTTAGGTCCGCTACCCGCGAATTGGTTAATGAAGGACATGTTCCTAGCAACACGCCAAAAATCACGCGACCAGATAGTAAGCTGTTCACTGGTCAGTGATGAAAAGTTTGTGTTAGCCATTGTGGCGTCCTCCAAAAAGTTAAAAGTTAAACTAACCAGTCGCTTTTCTGGGCCGACTATTTACCCGTATACCCTTTATCGTTGGGAAACGCTTTCGTGTTTAGGGCACGACCCCAGCCAGATTTACGCCATGACAGGCGAAAACGTTTTTTATGCAGAACGATCTGCGCCAAATATCGTATTGGCGGACGAACTCTTATATGTTATACCAACTATGTACCAAAGTCACCACGCATTCTTCTCAAAGTTTCCTCTGGTAATGCGCCAAACTCGTCGTCGGATAACGTATTTAAATCTATCTTTTTGTCACCTTTAGCAGACTCACCCTTCATAGCAGGGGGTTGAGAATCAGCAGCTTGTAACTTTTTATTAATGTTTGCTACTTTTTTCTTCTCTACAACTTTGTCATCCACTTTTGGTGCCGGTTGTTCTTGTTGTGAGTTTAACAAATCAGGTCTTTTTGCTGCTAATGTGTACTCAGTCGCCTTTGTAAGTGAGTCTGCAGGGGTATAACCCTGTGAAATAAATGCATTTCGCAACTCTACGACTTCATTTTGTAAATTAACATCAAAATCAGCACTATTTTCGTTTAATACAGAAAAGTTAGCTTCTATTTCAGCTGCTTTTGTTTGTAATTCAGTCATTTCTTGACTTTGTTGTACTGTTTGACCCATTTTTGCTTGTACTTCGAACATAAACTGCTCTTTTTCAGCATTTCTTATCTCGTTTCGAAGTTCTACAGCCTTATCTGCCTCACCATCAAGCACTAACTGCTGATATTCTGCTTCTTTTGTAGCAAAATCATACTCAGGAGCATCTTTTGCAGCCTCTTCTTTTGCTTGGTTAACCTCATCTAGCTGTTTTTGCAGTGCTTTTTGTTTTGCAAGCACTTCATCGAGCCTAGATTTAGGCACCATAGGTGGTTTTGGCTGTTCTACTTCTTCGGCAACGACTTGATCGCTGTTTTCAGCTGGTTGAAGATCTGGTTGTGCATCTCCTTCGCTGTCTTCATCCACTCCTTCTTCGCTAGAATTTTCTGGCTCTGAAGTTTCTTCTGTTTCTTCTTCTGCGTCAGCCTCTTCTTCAACAGTCTCTTCTGTTGTAGGGGCGTCAGTCTCTTCCGTGACTTCTTCATTTTCAGGTTCCTCCTCTTTTGGTTCTTCCTCTACAGTTTCAAAGTTAAGATCTACTTCAAATTTAGTATCCTCTTCCTTGAGCGGCTCACCACCCGGCATTGCCTCCATCACGATATCATTGTTTTCTTCTTTCTTAGCCATACTATTTACCTCCTTGGTTTGGTTTCATGGCAGCAGTAGCAATTTTTGCCGCTGCAGTAGTTTCACTTTGTTCTCTTCTTACATCATTTGTCATACCAGATAACCTTTCACGTAAGTCGAGTTCTTCTCTCTTCATTTGAAGTTTGCTTTGTAGCTCAGCTACTTTCACTTGTGGTTCAGCAGCTTCGCCTTGAGCTTTAGCCATACTTAATTGTGCAGAAGCTTGTAAGTTTTGTACTTCGGCTTCAAGTTTGGCAATCTCAAGTTGTGTTTGTTTAATTGCAGCTTCAGCCTGGAACTGTTGTATTGCAGCTTCGGCTTCACTTGGTGGACCCATTCCTTGCATTGCTCTGATTCTTTCTGCAATCTCAGCTTTCTTAGCAAGATGTGAGTACTCAATAATTAAATCGTCTGGTATTGGAACTCCAACTTTTCGAAGTTCAATTGCTTGTGCAAATTGAGTTTCCTCAAAGTTATCTCTAGAAGGTGCAGTTCCAATAATGACTTCATATTCTCCTAAAGTTAAATCATTAATAATGTTCCCTTCGGGTGTCATTTGATTTACTCGGATAGGAGTCTTCGGTCTTCTTGGGTCATTCTCATCAGTGATTTGTACAACCCTTTCTTCTGTATAGTATCTTTGTACTAAATTTAAAACTTTTTCTGCTAAATAATGTCGTGTCTTTCTTAAATTATCTAAAGGCACTTGAATCATCAAGACGCCTCTGTTTTGTTTTGCTTGAATAGCTATACCAGAAACTTCTGGGCTATCCATCCCCAACATGGCATCCGAAATACCACTAATCGTTTTTATGTTTGCAGCCGCTTTTTGGCTGATACGATCTAGGCCGGTGGGAATCTGGTTTGGAGGAATCTTACTAGGGGGAGTAGATCCTCTATTAAACTCGAGTACTAGCCCAGTTTCCGCACCGTGTTCTTCTAAGTCATCTGCTGTCATACCACTAAGTGATCCTGACTCAACTACCCAACCACTGTTTGCAGTTGTATTTACAATGTGTAGTTCTTGAGATGAAATTTTGTTTAGTTGTTCTTGTGGTGAAAGTAAATTTCTTACCATGCCAAATGGTTTACCTCTTCTCCAATATGGGAAGTAAGGCACTAAAGTAAATGTGTCATACGGCGACCAATCATCAAACAAGACAACTGTATCCGCTGTAACCGTCCACTTAACTTTTTTAACTGTCTTTGTAACTATATATAGTCCAAAATCATCAGCAAACTTTTTACGTTTTCTTTCTTTCCAATTGTACGGAACTTCTCTTTGATCACCAGTAACAGGATCAACATAGAACATACACTCTTTTAATTTATAGTGTTGTCTTTCTACAACTCTAATTGATCTTACCGCCCGAGCTTCTTCTGGGTTGTTCGGGTAATCACTTGCATACTCACCGCTGTAGGTATCGCCGTATCTTTCTTCTTCATACTCGATTGAATCAGAACCTAAAGTAGATCCTACTTCAGCGATGACTCTTAATCTATCTGCTTTATCTTGCCCATAGACTTCTTCAATGTCATCAAGACTCATCCATTTGGTTTCAAATATTTCGTTCCAACTTTTCGGATCATATTCTTTTGCGTCTGGATCAATAATAATATCCAACGGATCTTTTTGAGTGATTCGTACTTCACCCTGAATGTGATCGGAAAAATCTATACGTACATCGAACCAACCTCGATCTTGGATAAGCCCATCAGAAAAAACTTGAGACTCAACCCAATCGAGTTTGTTGTTATCAGAAATCTGCATGAACATCTTAGTAAGTAAGTCTGCAGTTTCTTGCATACCTGAACCACGTGGTTTGAATTGTACATCCGCACGTCGAGTACTTTGTTCACCAATTACAGTATTGATGGTTGGTAAGATTGTATTAATAGTTAGCGCGGGACGACCCTGATCATCCAATGTGGCTATATCAGCTTCGTCCCACTGCTCACCCCGGTAAAAGGCATCGCATTGTTTTGCGATCTCGATGTAATCTGTATGACCGTGGTCCCTTGCCCGTGTGTAGGATTCCCACTGTCGACGGGCGATGTTCATCTCCTCGGCTACGTCTAATTTCTTTTTCGGTTTGTTATACTTTGCCATTAAGCACTCATCGATGATTTATGTTTAGCACCTTTAGTTAAATATTTTAACTTATCTCTCCAAGATGGAACATGCTCCGGTCGTTCATAGAACGTTGCAAATTCTGTCATCATTAAACCAATCCACGCCAAGGCATCGACTTGGTCATCATGGGCTCCATTTGGAAAACGTAAAAGTTCTGCAACCATGGTTCCAGTCCAAACAGCGTCCTTTGGAAAGTATACCATACCTTGTTGCATTCTACCCTGAATTGCACGCGCTCTTGCTTCTTTATCTCTTCGACCTACTTTTAGGTCTTTGAAGTATGCTTCGCTTAATCCTCGTTCCCTAGTACGTTTTTGCAAGAAGGGGCCCAAGGCCATTTCAATGTGACCTCTCTCTATGCCTACTATACCCGGGCGCCAAGTTTCATACAAGTCTAAAATTTGTTCAACTAATTCAAAGCCATCGTATTTACCGCGAACGACATCAACAACATATAAATGATCATATTCATCAATACCGACAACAATACCAACTGAATAATCGTTCCGGTCACGCTGTCCGATCGCAAGGTCCCATGCACAATAGTAATTAAGTTCTGCAGTATCAATTTCATCATATTCGTAATAACGGATCATGTCTCGGCTAAAGTAATCGCCTTCGTCGGATACTGGATTCTGTTGGTACAGAGCAGACCAATCGCGTGGACCGATGGCTTTCCTTATCTGCTCGAGCGCATCTACATTATATCTTTCGGGGTGTAAACTTTCACCCTGTTTCCTAAAATTTTCATCAATTTCTGCAATCGCTGGGTACCGAATTACTTCCCATTGGTCGGCACCATCTTCGGCTTGCTTCAACAACC